TGATATGCTTGGGTTAACCAGCTGAAATACATTGTCAGCTAAATTATAAATGCACAAATATTCTGTTGCTGTAGTGATGTCATTAGGCGCTAAACCGCCTGACCAGCAAACGATAGTTACTGGCGTTAGTCCATTTACCGACAAAGTAGGCGCGGCAATAGTGTTGAATTTTGAACCGGAATAAAAAGTCACAATCATTCCGTCTGTCAATGTTGCAACAGCAGGCGTTAATGTGACTGTAAACGCATTACTAGAGCCACCAAGCGCCGCAAAGTTAAATGCGCTCTGTTGTACTTGTGCTGGAATTACAGGGGTTAAACGGGTGTTTGCGCCACTTCTCAGGCCAACCAACTGATCGCCTGTAACCATGGTTCCACCACTAGGAAATGCACTCCACTTAATATCTGCCATTTTTTACTCCGTAATCATATAGTCTAAAGAGGTCTCGGTTATCATGTAAATACCCGTTTCAGTAATCATGCGCTCCGAACCTGGAGGAGGAAACGACTGCCCTTGATAATCCGAGTTATTAAAAGGCGAATTAATAATAGGCATACAATCAGTTAAGTTGATTCCTAATGGATTTTGCAATACGCCCATGATAAATCCTTAATTCTGGTATGGTGCTACGATTTGATACTCAACCGTTATAAAGGGCGATGTTGAACTATCAGTAATTACGCTAAAAGTAGAACCTCCCTTTACTGCGCGAGCAGATGGGTTTAGTACGGTTTTTATGGCACCGACTGTTCCGCTGGGAACTGTGGCTGTTGCGCCACTAAAATCAACAAAAATGTTTGCTCCGGGCGTATAACTTAATATTGCTATCCAGTTGGAGTAGTTGCTAGGAACAGTGAACGTTTGTGCTGTGCTAGCTGCTAGCGAACATCCTTGGATATCGTAGGTTGGCATGATGCCGAAGCCATTGTATCCGCCAACATCGCGGGTCATTAAAAATTTGGTGCTCATATTTAATCCTTATTTGTATCTTATGCATTTTTTCATTAATGCTGTTTGCTGGACAATTGTTGATGCCGTTCCACCACCCGTACTACCGGTTGTTTCATTACTTATTAAGCCTTGATTGCTTCCTGATGTATTACCAGAAGCGCCAGACAAGGTTACAAAGTTGCTTCCTGTTAATGGTGGATGTGTGTGAGCCGGCATCTCATCTATTGTTATAGCGTGAGTTGCCGATCCACCTCTTGTACCCAAGCCATTTGTACCTGCGCCGAATAAAGAACCACCAGAACCAGCAATAACATAATCTTGAAGATTGTAGACGTTAAATGTAGTACTACCATCGCCATAACCGGGAGAGTAAAAAGTTACAACAGAAGACTGCGTTAATGTGGCTGCGTTTGATATGGTAACCGTTGTTCCAACAATATTTGAAACAACGGTTGCTACAGGTATTCCAGTACCCGTTACAGCCATTCCTATTCCGTAATTGGCGGCAGATGCAACTGTAAATGTATTGGTGCTATTCAAGCTTACTGTTTCAGAATAAGTTAATCCCGCAGCAAAAAACCTGACCGATGTTGCGCCCGTGGTCGTTGCAGCTGATGACATTGTAATGGTATTGGTTGATATTCCGATGATTGTAGTGTTTGCAGGTATCCCGGCGTTTTCCAAACCCATTCCAATGCGATAAACCGACCCAGACGCCACTGTAAATGTAGCGGATGATGTCGTTAACGTTACTGTTTCCGTAGTTGTTATAGCTTGAAAAAGCAAGTTATATGTTTGCCTATTGTAGGCTGCTCCATCGCAAGATAAATAATTTAATGGCGTACCAAATCCACCAAAATCAATTACCGTACCTACTGGAACAATAGGCCTATCATAATAATACAATCCATTTTCTTGCTCAGGAACAGACTGTTGAAAATAACCGGGCTTAGAACTGACATCAGCAACAGACAACATTTCAACGCTGGTAATCTTGAATGTAATGTTAGGTACAAGGGTTATGACAAAATCAACGTATGCTGTTGGAGCGGTTCCAGTTGCAGCGATTGGCACTGTTGCTGCACCCTCGATTGTTGTGAAAGTATTATCAACGTTTGTTTGTAACGGACCTGTCAATGCTACAACATTACCACTTGAATCCTCATAAGTTAAACTAACTATTTGAGCTCCACCAATTGATGCAATCTGAGCATACCCATACACGGGTTCTCCAGCCAAAAGCAGCGGGCTTCCTTGAATACGTTGATAGACAGCCAATGAGTCCAAGGATGCACTAGCTATAGTCAATTCATAAGGCGCGCCTGTTTCGTTTGTGCTAATACCAGATGCAACAGCCGTTTGACTAACTGTAAATGTAGCAGCTCCCGTGCTTGAGGTTAATACAAACCAACCCGGTGCAATTTCAGTTCGGACATTTGGCCCATTTACCGTAAATGTTGTTGGGGTTTCAAATAATACTTCAACAAATTGTGAGTTTGTGATCTGATTGGCACTGTTTATGGTTGATGCAGCACCGAAGTTGGCTTGAACATTGGGAGGCCATGCAAACCTGGTTTCTTGAAGCGTTCCACCAGATGAGTAAACAGTTAAGTCATATAACTGTTCAGCACCTCGTGTAACATCCGTAGGGCTTCCAACATAAGGATAAAGATAGACATTAATGTCATTACCCGAACCATCTTGGAATGTTCCTACACCACTTAATGTTATTGGATTATTTAAAACGGTAAAGGTATATGGAGGTGTATTTGATTGCTGATAAATGTTCTTTAGAACCGTAAATCCAGTACCAGATTCATAAAACGTAACAACACCAGCAGACAAAGGCGCACCCGTGGTTTTGTCCACAAAATACGTTTGTATTGGAACGCAGTAAATTAAATCAGGATTGGGTACAGACATCAACAATCGTCCTATCAGTATTGAATTGATATCGATTCTACGCTGTTTACCTATAATTGCAAATGAGTAAGTGCTGTTAAATTAGAGTAAATAAGCTACTATTACGTATCGTATTTAGAAAGGACAATCGATGCCTGCACCCAATGCAACGCAAGAGATCCAAGACATCCCTTTACAGATAGTTGGAGGAAACAAGTTTGGTCGATATCCAAAAGTTTCTGCAGAACAAACATGGAACATGATTGTTAGCGATAATTTTCTTGTTCCCTATGCAGGATATAGAAATGCTCTTACCACTGTCAATCAAGGCGAAGGCCGTGGTCTGTATTCCAGCACGCGCGGTGGGTTTATGATAGCGGTTATAGGGGGAGCTGTTTATCGTGTCTCTAAAGCGCTTATAGCCACTTCTATTGGCACACTTGATACTGATTTTGGTGATGTGTATATATCAGAAAATAATAACGCTCAAATCGTTATTACTGATGGCTCATTTGTTTATGTTTATCAATACAGCCCTACTGAATCATTTACTAAATTATCAGCCATTCAATTTCCTTATTCATCTCCCGGTTATGTTTCTTTCCAAAACGGAAGATTAATCATAGCTTGTACTGATACTACGCTGTGGGTTTTATCTAAACTTAACGACGCCATGACATGGATTGGAACAGGTGCATATCAAGGTTCATTGCAAACCAAGCCGGATTTCGTTCAAGCAGCAGTGCCTGTGCCGGGTGGTGGCAGTAACTTGCTTTTATTCGGTCACACCGTTACAGAGCAATGGCAGGACGTAGGAAATGCATTATTTCCATATCAGCGTGCAAGTACATTTGATGTGGATTATGGTTGTATTAATCCATCTACGATCGCGACATTGAATAATTTTATCGTATGGTTGGCAGTAAATGAGCAATCGGGTCCTACCATCATGGTGGCTTCTGGCAATCAGACTAAGCAGATATCTACTGACGGCATCGATTTTAAGCTCGGTAATTTAACCGATCCAGAAAACTGCACAGCCTTTTTATTCCAACAAGATGGACATTTGCTTTATCAATTTACGTTCATTACTGACAATATTAGCTATGCGTATGACTTCAACTCTGGATTGTTCTTCTCTGTTTCCGATCCAGACTTAAATTATCATCCAGCTAGAGAGGTTGTTTATTTTAACAATGCATACTATTTTGTGAGCTTGAACGGTGGAAATATTTACCTATTTGATACGACCATTCCATTTGCACAGTATTCCACGAATGATATCCAAGAAATCCCACGAATTCGTATTACTCCGCCATTTCGATTGCCAAATCAGCGAATGTTTATTATCAAGAGCCTTGGATTTACTACCGAGAACGGACAGCCAAATCCCATAATAACCACAAGTGCTATTGAAGCCACATTGCCCGTTACTATTTCATCTGCTGGCGTTTTATTGTCTATTTCAAGGGATGGAGCCGAAAACTTTGGGAACTCGTTAGAACAGCCCATGAATCCTACTGGTGTTCGAAAGAGCAGGTTTATCTTTCAACGATTAGGGCAGGCTAATGATGTGACGTTTCAGCTTCGGTTTTATGGGCTTATACGATGGGTGGTTATGGATGGTTTGCTAGAAATCTATACATGAGGAATAAATAAATGGCAGGATATGTGCAAGGAAAAATAAGAATACCAAATTTGCCTATGGGAAAGGTCGTTGATGAAAACGGCTTTGCATCTGATGACGAGCAAACATTTAGGCAGACGTTGATTTCGTCTTTGCAGGATAATTTTGGCTCTGAGGGTTGTGTGGTTCCATCACAGACAACTGCTAATATAACGACCATACAAGATAACACCTACATCGACCAAGCAACTGGCAATACAGTTTACTCATGTCAAGGTGGAACTTTAGTTTACGATACAGATACGAATCAATTAAAAGTTGCCATCCTATCCGGTGGCATTCCAACATTTCACGTGGTTACTGTCGTATAG